TCACCGCTATGCTAAAGGTAACATTTCCGCCTAGCATATTCTGCAATTTGTTCAAAGGTGCAATTACTTCGGGATTAGTACGTGCGCCTGTGTATTCCCCAACAAGCGCTGGAGTTGGTCCTGAAACAATTCCACCGTTTGCAAATGGAGTAAGTCCGCCAATGCCGTATTTTTTACCTCCAGCAATTAAAGAACCTAATCCTTTACCGCCTCCAGCAGACATTACTGCTCCACCAGTTAAAATGTTTAATGTTATTGCCGCTGCAATTGCTGCCGCAAATCTTATTACCATTTGTTTTAAAGCATCAAAAATACCTTGAAAAGATAGCTTCCCAGTCTCTGCTAAGGTTGATAAAGTTTGTGCAAACATATCTCCAACAAATAATGCAGCACCCATGTTTTGAGCAACTAAAGCCGTATCGTCAGCTAATTTTTTTTGTGCTTTGTCGTATGCTTCCGCTCTTAAAATTGCATCCTCAGGAATTATAATTCCCTGCATTGACGCAGAAATTTGCTTGTTAAGGGTTAATATTCTTTGCCCAGCGTTCTGCATTATTTTTTGACGCTCAGGGTCTGCATTCCTATTTGGGTCTAAATTTCTTTGACCAAAAGGGTCTCTGTCAGCTAGTTGATAAACTTTTTTTACATGGTTTTCGTATTCATCGGATTCCTTTCGCAGTTGAGCAATTTTTTCCTCATGTGCTTTTTTTGCAGCTTCTGCTAGTTTTTTTATGTCATCAAGTTCCTCTTTAGTTTTAATTGAAGCAATAGCAGCCGTTTCTTTTAACTTTAATCCATAATTTCCTAATTCGTCTAATATTGCCCACAATGTGCCAACGGTCATTAAGCCATTTTTGTAAGCAGTTTTAGACAATCCTCTATAAGAGTCAGTAACTGCATCAATAGCCTTATCAATAATTTGAGTATTGCTTAATTCAGGATAAATTTCTTTGTAACGATTAACAAGCGCATCGACTTCTTGAAAAGTCTCATTTAAATTGCCGCTAAATTGAATGTCACTTACTTCTTTTTTGAGTTCGGAAATACTTTTTAATGATAATGCAGCGTGCTTTACAAATTCAGAGAGCCAATCTATTGATGCCGCAAAAACTCCTGACGTTTGATTGCCAATAGCTAATTTAAGCTGGTCAACATTATCACCAAGGTTTGATATTTTACCGCCAACAGTCTCAGAAATTGCAGCCATTGCGCCTGATACTCCTTCGGCTTGCCCAAGACTAATCAAATAATCTTTAATAGCTGAATCTGTTTTCTTTACTTCTGTCGTTACGCCTTTAAAAGTAAATTGAACCTTATCTCCCTCAGACTTTGCACGAACGCCAAACTCTTTTAGTCTTTCAAATTCGCCAGTCATTGCATCCAAAGCAGCCTCTGTCAACTGGTCAAACGATTTACCAGTAGAAGAAGCCAAATCGCCCAATGCAGTCATCTCCTTCATTGTAGGGACAAAACCTCTATTAGCTAATTTTACAAATGAATCTGTTAATTCGTTTACTTGAAATGGAGTCTTTGAGGCAAAAGCTACAATTTGGCTCATTGCTTGCTGAGCCTGAGAATTGCTACCCAAAGTATTTGTTAATACTGCTTCCATTTTTTGAAATTCAGCAGTCGTATCAATAACCGCTTTACCAAAACCTAAAAGCATATCAGCTGCAAAAACTCCAGCCAAAGTTTTGCCAATATTTGTAAAAGCAGCAGAAAGTTTGTTTGTAGATTTTATTCCATCGTTGTTTGTTCTGTCAATCTTTTTACCCATATCGCTAACCTCCGACTTGATATCGGACAT